AATTACATTAGCAGCAAACCTTGGGTTGCATCTAATTATCTTCGTGACCCATCCAGAAAACCAAATTGGTTATGATCTTTGACGACTGAAAAAGAACTAAACTCCATCTACAATTTCTATAAAGATACCAAGATGGGTTTTGCAACCAGAGATGGTTATTATGCTGTCCCTCATGCTGGCAGTATGACTCAACTCATGATTGTACATGAGGGTGAGATGTTAAAAGTTTGCAGGAATGAAAAATCTGCTCGCAACTTTATAGCAAAGCATCGTAAACAACCTAAACAAGGAACTGTAATCCTACCATGAAAACCAAAACCAAGTTCATTTGTGTCTCTCCTACGAGTGATGAAGCAAAGTATGATTTTGAACATAAAATGGATAAATTCCATTCATGTAGAGTAAAAGAAGTTAACGATGAACAGTATTACTTAGAGTCTCTAAATAAAGACCATTACTTTTGGTTAAATAAAAATGGAGACCATGATTGGAGAATTGTATCATGACTGAAGAAGTAGAAGGTGTAATGAATCTAACGGCAAATTTGCCTAAAGATACATTAGTTCAAATCACAGTTGATCGGATGGGATTAATCATTATGATATCTGCTGCACATAAAGCAATTCAGCAGGTAGATTCATTTAATCTTGGTGATGAATTGGATACTGATATCACACCATATCATGATATGAGAGATACACTCATTAAACAGTATAAATCAGTTTTTGATGATGAGGAGTATAAAGCAGCACTTGATCTCTGATGCATATTGTACTAGAATGTGAGAGGAATATTACAGAGTATTTTATCAAATGGTTAAAGTATTTTGTAATGAGGAGTGATTTTCATAGGGATGAGACACATAGTTCTCTCTCAGAAGATTGTTTCGCAACTACTAACATTCTAGGTGTGGTAAAAGATCCTATGTTTGATGAATACATTGCGTATTTAAAAGACATAGTTGAAGCGGTAACCAACAAGAGGTTGAGTTATCATTACCTACATATGATAAGTTATGATGCTGGTGGGTATATGTCTCGCCATAGTCATGAACATAATGAGGATTATAGTTTTATACTATACCTTAACACATGTAAGGATGGTGCAACAGTTTTACATTACGAAGATTCTGAGCATCATATTGCACCTGAGAAGAATAAAATTCTAGTGTTTAGTGCCGACACTGAACATTCTGCTAGATTTTCTGACTCTAAACAAATCCTTGTCGGTGGACTTAAATTAAAATTATGAAGGATCAAAACTCAATCGTTGATGATGAATCTAGAGATGAAAAGTACCAACGTGCTTTAGATCTTTATATAGAATCAATACATAAACCTGACACCTCCTTAAGAGCATGTGCTCATAATCAAAAATGTTTTAATGAGTTGATGGATGTTAGGCAAAGGGTATTAGAATATGTTTACGAATTAAGGAAAGGATAATGATTCCCACCCAAATATTTGAATTACTTACATTACTAGTAGGATTAATATGGTTATGGGTACTCATATCATTATTAAATGATAACAAGAAGAAATAATGTACATAGCTCTCCCACCAGTTTTGCATGTTAAAGATAGTCCTGTAGCAGGTCAAGGTCTTTTTGCTAAGATGGATATACCAGCAGATTTTGCACTTGGTATGAGTCATTTAATTATTAATGATGTGATCTTTAGAACACCTTTGGGTGGTTTTATAAATCATAGTGATACTCCCAACTGTGTAAAATGGTTAGAGAATGATAAGTATTTTATGAAGACCATTAAACCAATTAAAATGGGTGAAGAACTATTTTTAAAGTATACTTTTTATAATGTCTAAAGCATCTCAATTAATACTTGATTTTATTTTAAGTGAAGAGATCACTGGTAAACTTCGCTCCAAGGCAGAAGCGGAGGGAATAGATATGCTGGAGTTAAAGAGAGCAAGGAAGAGTGTGATAAACTATTTGAATGAAATGTCATGTTAACTGATGATTATAGTGGTCCATATTTAAAGAAGTTTGCTATACCTTTTTCTAAAGGTAAGATATCAGACTGGGATACTAAGAGAGAAGCAATATTAAAGATACATGATAGACATAAAGATAATATGGTAGAAGGTGAGCAGATGAGTGATTATGGTACTAATCGACAGTATCATTTTCTATTAGAAGCAATATTGATGGATGATCTGATTAATGTCAAGAATCAATTTGGTATAGACAAACAAATTAGAATAAATTCTGCATGGTTCCAAAGATATAATAAGGCACATGCACATTCAGTTCATAATCATGGATTTGGTGGATTCAGTTCTGTTCTGTTTATTAAGTTTGATCCAGAACATCATAAACCCACTACCTTTGTTGCTCCATTTTTAAATAATATAGATGGTAATGTACTTGAATATATACCAACAGATGTGGAAGAAGGAACTTTAATTGTTTTCCCGACTAGTTTACAACATTATGTTCCACCTAATACATCTGACATTGATAGATTAATACTCTCGATGAACATTAACTAATATGCTTAAAGTTCCTCATGAGTTCCAATTACATGTCACTCATTCTTGTAATTTAACATGTGAGGGGTGTACCCATTATATGAATCAGGGTCATAGTGGTAATGTATCATTAGAAGAAGCTGATGAATGGATGAGTAATTGGAATACAAAAGTTATACCTAAGAGATTTACCTTAATGGGTGGTGAACCTTCACTTCATCCCAAGTTAGGTGATTTTGTGATGCTTGCTAGAGAGAAGTTTGCTCACACAGATATTGAAATTGTTAGTAATGGATTCTTTTTACATAAACATCCAGACTTATGGAAGCAATTGATAGAGACAGGAACAGTTATCGGTGTATCTGTTCATAGTCAAACTGATCCTGTGTATGTTGATAAGTTTAAACCTGTATACAAATTGATGCAGGATTGGATTAAGAAAGGTGTTAGGGTAGAGTTAAGACCATCTATTGTTCATTGGCAAAGACAGTATAAAGGATTTGGTGATAAGATGGAACCTTATGAGGATGGAGATCCAGTATCCAGTTGGAAGAATTGTGTGTCAAAGTTGTGTGTTCAATTATATCAAGGTAAACTATGGAAATGTCCTGGTTTAACATATCTACCGTTACAGGCAGAGAAGTATAATTTATCAGATAAATGGGATTTATATTTAAAATATATGCCACTTGATAAATCTGCTACAAGAGAAGATATTAGGAAGTTCTTCTTGCGTAAGTCAGAGATATATTGTAACATGTGTCCTGCTAATGTGGAGAAGTTTAAACCAGAAGATCCATTGTTACCAGTCTCCTATTGGAAGAGAAAATATGAAACCTGATTGGGAACCACTATTACATGATGATCCTAGATCTGTAGAGCACTTTGACTTTTGTGATAAGAAGATTTATAGAGCATATAATTTATTAAGTTCTTATGATAGGAATAACTTAATAAAGGAGGTTGAGCACGAATTAGATCAGCATGAGGATAAGTGGGATAGATGTACCGAAGTTACTAACTATCTGGTAAATAGGAAGTTAATGCATATGCAATCATGGAGGTACTTCTTCAAATTAATTAAGAAGCATTTGTATTCATATTCAGAATTAGTAGGTGATGAGAGTATAAAGAAACTCCATGTTGCTTCGTGTTGGGCAAAGAGAATGAAGGGAGTAACACAGAAGTTATATGATGGTCAGTTATACATAAATTACGGAAATACTCATAAGCATGAGTTCTTCGATCTTGGGATGATATATTATCTTAAGAATCCATCTAGGATATATGGAACCTTAATAGAGAATGATGATAGAGAGATAATAATTCCAGGTGATGAGAATTCTCTGTTGATACATCATTCATATATTAATCATCAACCAGTTAACCCAGAACCAGTAATTGCTCAAAACTATTATAGGTGTGTTATAGTTGTTGACTTTGTTAGTCCACTTAAGTTAGAATACTATAAAAAGAGAAATGCCCAGTAGTTTTGAAAGGATATTACAGATAAATGTTCTTAATAAGATTAAGGATAGAGACATATCTAAATTAACTGGTGATGAGTTGGATTGGTTGAAAACCAGACCAGATATTATGGAGACTATAAATGAAGCAGCAAAGTACAACAAACTTAGAGATGATCAACATTATAAGGATGTTATATCTGGTACTATAGAAGAGATCTTAATTGATCTTGGATTCCAAAACCACGACGTATTCCCAGAAGAAAATGTTTAAACAATTGAATGAGACATTTACAGTAGATTCACTTACCAAAACTGGTAAGAAGATAGAGTATGGTATTGACACACCAATAGGATTTGCTGGGATAAAGTATTCATATGTAAGACTTAAAGAGGATCATTTATTACAGGTAATTCCTTCAAGATATAGAGATAGGTGTACATTTTCTTTAATGGAAGTAAATCATAAGATACCTGCACATACTGATAGTGGTATTGAAGCAATCATAAACTTCTATATCAGAACTGATAGGATGTTTACTCAATTCTATCATCCTAGAGATGATGTTGAGACTGTTCAGATTAAGAATCAAACTGATGGTGCTATATTCCATGATAAGTATCTAAAGAAGTCTTGTAGGTTTATGGCACATGAGGGTGATGCATACTTATTGAATGTATCTCATCCACATGCACTCATACCTTCAGAGAGAGGACCAATAAGGAGAACAGCAATTTGCATGCAGTTACTTGATACAACTTACAATGAAGCATTAGATATGTTGAGAGAAACGGAGTACATAAATGATTAAAGTAATTGATAATTATTTGAAACCTGAGGAGCATGAACAAATTCGTGCATATTTTATGGGTGAGATGGATGATGGAACTATTGAGGGTTCTTGTAATTGGAATTTTGTGGATGGAATCGCACAGATAGGTGATGGACACTGGCATTTTGCATCATTTATACATTCAATGTTTGAGGTGAGAGTTCCAAAAGCATATGAGTTACTAAAACCTCTTATCATGAGAGCAAATATGTCTTCTATTGCTAGAATCAAAGCAAATTGTATGATGAGAACAGAGGAATTAATGGTATTTGAAGATGGGTATCATTGTGATTTTCCACATACATTGACTACAGCAATATATTCTATTAATACTACTGATGGATATACTAAATTTGAAGATGGTACAAAGTGTGAGAGTGTAGCAAATAGATTTTGTATGTTTCCATGTGGAACTAGGCATACTGGAACAACATGTACAAAAACAGATCGTAGACTAGTAATTAATTTTAATTATGTGAGTCATGATTACATGATAGACCATAAATGATTGACATTGAGCAGTTAGAATTGCATGTTACACATGCATGTAATTTTACTTGTGAGGGATGTTCACACTATTCCAATCATGGTCATAGTGGTAATCTATCTTTGGATGATTGTGAGGAATGGTTATATGGATGGAGTAGAAGAATAAAACCAAAGACATTTACTATACTTGGTGGAGAACCAACATTAAATAAAAATCTACCTGATATTGTTTATATGGTTAGGGCAATGTTCCCTGACCCTTCCACTGGTATAGATGTAATAACTAATGCAACTGGATTACATTTACAACCTAGATTACCACAGATGCTTGTAGCAACTGGTGCTACTCTAGCGGTATCAATTCATAGTACAGAGCATCCAAATTATATTAAGAAGTTTAAGCGTGGGTACAAACTTGCTAAGAAGTGGAAGCATGATCTTGGTGTGTGGGTAGAGTTCTGGGACTTCACCAATAAGGAGTGGGTTAGACAATATAAAGGATTTGGTGATAGAATGATGCCATACGAGGATAATAATTCTAGGAAGAGTTGGGAGGTATGCATATCAAAGTATGCCATGCAGTTGCATGAGGGTAAACTGTGGAAATGTCCAGCATTAGCATACTTACCAATGCAAGCAGAGAAGTATAATTTATCTGATAAGTGGAATCCATACTTAAAGTATCAATCATTAGATGTGGACTGTACTGATGAAGAACTTGAAGAGTTTTTAAATAGAGAAGATGAATCATTTTGTTCAATGTGTCCTGCTAATCGTGATGTATATACTAAACCAGATCCAACATTACCTGTAACTTATTATGAGAGACTACACGAGAGAGTATAATCTCTTTAAACTTAAGCATCCATTTATAAAGTTCTTTAGTATTCAGGACAGACCTGATACTGTTGATTGGTTTGATCAAGACACTAAAGAACGTGCTAAGAAGAACTATACACCTGAATGGAAGTATGCAACCAAGAGGATAGAATATCATGTTAACTCTGATGGTTATCGTACAAAGGAATGGACTGATATTCATTGGAAAAATTCTATAATTTTGTTAGGTTGTTCTTATGTGTATGGTGTTGGTGTTGCTGAGGATGAGACAATATCACATCAATTAGAGGATATGATAGGTCACCCTGTAATTAACATGGGTGTACCTGGATCTTCACCAACATTTACAATACATAATCTCTCATGTCTATTGGCACAGTATAAACCCAAGGGTGTTGTGATTGGATGGTCTGGATCTGGTAGAGCACCATACTATTCTGATGAAGTAACTCATTGTGGTAATTGGTTAGAGGATGATGCTGGTATGGGATTAGCATGGAGATATAATAAGAGTCATGGTGAGATAACTTCTCATTTGTGTAGACAGATTGCTCAACAGTTATGTCATGATACACCATATGCTGACTTTACTCTCTTTAGGGATAACCAGATAGGTGCAGAGTACATACCACAAGTGGATTATGGTAGAGACATGGCACATGCTGGGTGTGAGACTTATAACAACGTAGCGGATTATGTTGCTGGACAATTAGTATTATGATATAATCTATATTAGTAGAAAACAATCTATGGCAAAACGAACCTTCACACAAGAGAAGAAGAACCCTAAGCATACAAATGTATGGGAATGGGAAGAGACTCCAGAAGTTCTCAAAGCACTAGAAAATCTTCATAATAACACACCTAAAACTGACAATGGATAAAGTACCTCTAAATATGGAAGAACTTACGGATGCTGCGGATGAATTCTTCCCTGCATTTGATTTTGTTATGACCAGATTACCAGAGGGAACACCTGTTAAGGATATCCTTAATGTAATGGATGTCGTTGCTGACATTGGTTATAGGAATCGTGATAGTAAATCCAAAATCGTAGGTTTTATCCATTGTGATCCAGAGGATGACTACTCCTAATTTTACACACCTCCCCATGTATGATTCAAACAATGAGATAGATGAATTACTATTTCAATGTTTTGATTATCCAGATTATCAAAGAGTCAATAGAGTTTTAAATAAAGTAATTGCGGATTCTATTGATCCTTTTGGAGGATTTGTATCAGGTGGAACAAGGAAGACAGATGATTATGCTATACTAAGGTCTAGACATATATCAGAGGTGAATGATTGGTTGACATGGATAGAATCTCTTATACCAGAGGTTTTTAAAAGATTCCTTACTCAGACTAAATCATCATCACCAGATCCTACTGAGGGTGATTTTAAAATTGATATGTGTTGGGGTTTGATGTTCAACCCTAATGAGAATCTTATTAAACATTCTCATTATCCTCATGCATTAGCGTTTGCCTATTACGTTGATCAACCAGATGGTTGTTCTCCTTTAGTAATAGAAGGTCAACCAGTAGAACCTAAGAATGGTAGGTTGACAATATTCAAGGGTCACTCTTATCATGAGGTTCCCAGATCAAATGATGCTGGAAGAGTGACAATTTCAGGTAATGTACTATACTTACCACAACATCAAAAAAACAAATGAGATTCTTTTTAGACACCGCAAACATAGAAGAGATTGAGTCACGTTATGATACAGGACTTATTGATGGGGTAACAACAAACCCTACCTTAATACTTAAGTCAGGTCGTACTCAACAAGATGTAATCAAAGAGATTGCACAAAGATATCCTGCTATGGAGAGTATATCTGCTGAGGTAGTCGCTGAGACTGCTGATGAGATGATAGCACAAGCAGAGACTTACTACCCAATCTCACCTGCTGTTACTATTAAAGTTCCATGTACAGTTGAGGGACTTAAAGCATGTAAGAGATTGAGTGATAATGGTATTCCAACCAATGTAACACTTGTATTCTCTGTTGCTCAAGCATGTTTAGCAATGAAGGCAGGTGCTACATACCTCTCACCATTTGTAGGTAGACTTAATGACAATAGTTTTAGTGGTGTTGAGTTAATCAAAGCAATCTGTGGTGTTCAGAAGGAACATAAGATGGAGACTAAGATCTTAGCAGCATCTATTAGAGAAGCACATCAAGCATCACGTTGCTTATTATATGGTGCTCATGTTCTTACATTACCACCAAAGACCTTTGATAATATGTACAAGAGTGTACTAACTAGGGAAGGTCTTGATCTATTCAATCGTGATTATGCTGAGGCAAGTTTAAATGTCTAAGATTTATGAATCTCCTGATGGTGGCAAGACTGTCTATGTTAGGGACACTGACACTCCAGATAAAGAGAGAGAACTACTGTTTGATTATAAGTTGATGGATGCTGAGGTACAAGCACAGTCACCTTATAATGATGGGTGGACTCAAGAGATGTATCGTGAATATGCAATGGATCGTAGACAACAATTGCAAATGCCTCAAGTTGAAGAGGAACTTTGGCCTGCTTGGATTAAGATGAATCTAACTGAGGAAGCAATGGAAAGATATGGTAGTTGGAAAGCAATGAAGGATGATGGATGGGAGTTAACAGATGATGGGTTCTGGATAAATGACGGATCTACAAAGGTGCTAAATAAAGAATAAAGGAATAACATTATACAATGTCGGCAATTCTTACAGCGACGGGTGTCACTTTTAGTGATACTACATCATTAAATTCAAAATACGCTGTTGTTGAGCAGGGTGCTGCTATGGTTTTCTTCCAAGCAGCAGCTCCGACTGGATGGGTTAAAGAGAATTCTCATAATGATAAGGCATTACGACTTGTTAATGGTACTGGTGGTGGATTTGGATTTGGTGGTACTTCTGGGGCAGGTGGATTAACATTCACTCAGGTATTCCCAAATGCTACATCATCTTTGAATGTTCCATTTAGTGCTACTACAACTGTAACAGGTAATGTTGGTGGTACTACTCTGGCAATATCCCAGATACCAGATCATACACACAATTCATTAACTGGTGGTGCTGCTTCTGCTTCTGGTGGTGGTAGTAACTTCAGGGTTACTGGTAGTGCTCCTACTGGTAATGTTGTATCTCCAAGTGGACAGATAGGACAACCACATGATCACCCGTTCAGTGGACAAGCATCATTCTCTGCCAATGGAGCAGGACAGATTGACTTACGACTCCAGTATGTTGATGTATTAGTTTGTACATTTAGTTGACATGGCAAGATTAACTGCGAATGGGATACAATTTGATTTAGCAGATGCTAATAACTCCATTAATTCATATTATTGGATGTATCCTGCCAACACACAGAAGATGTTCTGGGAACCATCTGCACCTACTGGATGGACACAGGTAACAGACGCAAGTGTTAATAATAAGATGTTGAGAGTTGTTACTGGAACAGGTGGAGGAGTATCCTCAGGTATTTTGAATTTTACTTCAACATTATCTTCTGTGAAGGACATTGATATAACAGTTAATGAGACAAGGACTATTGTACCACCAGGCGGTACACCAAAGGTAATTGGTGACCATACTCTGACAGTAGCACAGTTACCAGAACACCAACATGTTCATACATTGGGACCTACTGGTGGTTCTGCTGCTACACCATTTAGTAATACTGGTGCTAGAGTGATTGATGGATCAACTAATACTGGTGGAGTAAATGAAGGAGCAGGTGGAGGTCCACATGACCATCCCTTTAGTGGAACAGTAAATATCACAGGAACGTATACAGCACAGGTAAACTTGGCAGTTCAATATGTCGATGTTATAATGTGTAAATTGGATTAATTTAACTAAATAACTTGACTTAGATTTAGTATGGCACAGTTAGAACCAGAAGATTTTTGTCCATTGATACAAGACAAGTGTAAAAAACTTGGTTGTTCATGGTACACACAAATTAGAGGTGCTAATCCACAAACAGGAGAAGCAGTTGATGAGTGGGGTTGTGCTGTTACATGGTTACCTATGTTATTAATAGAGAACTCTCAGCAATCTAGAGGTACTGGTGCTGCTGTTGAGTCATTTAGGAATGAGATGGTGAAGGCAAATGAAACTAACATTAATGTATTATCTGCTGCTGCACAGATGATGCAAGAAAGAAAAATCATCAATGCTACTGAGGTAGATGCAAAGGATGATGACAATGACCATACTCATAAACTTGGAGGTTCAAAATGAAGCAATTTACACTGATTGAACAGGATCGTTATATTAAACTTGATGGCACTGGTATATTCTTTACTGTAGAGAATTGGCCTTTTACTGATATTGAACATCTATGGGCAATACAATGGAAGGATAATGGTACTGAAGATGGAGATGGATGGGTAGAGTATGATAGTCCTATTCCAAATACTCCTATCACATTAAAAGAAATACATAAGTATGTTGAACATTATCGTTCCGAACTTAGTAGACAATTAGATGAGAAGAAGAGAAGAGAAGAGGAAGAAAGGAAGAAGACGGTATCTTGGGAAGAAGCAATGGCAGAACTTGAGTTGCAGATGGATACTATGCAGAAGAATCATGATGAATATGTGGTTGGATTAGAGAAGGATCATGACATGCAGATGCAGAGAGTATGGTCAACTACTGAGATGCATGAGAAGGAACATAAGCAACAAATGGAGTTCTTGATGAAGGATCATGAACTACAGATAGAACGTATTCAAAAGGTGCAACAGGAAGATCACAATACATTTTTTGAGAATCAAGATGCTGCTGAAGAGATAGCACAAGAGAGTCAGGAAATGTTTGAGACTGTCCCTGCTGATTCGCAGGTGACACTATTTGATGGAGAGGTTGATGAGTCATTGTTTGATGATTCTATTGATGATAAGTACTTCGAGAATGTTGTCACATCTCCAGAAGTTACTGGTGAGGTAGAAATAACAGAACAACCAACAGCACAAGGAGATGACTTCTTTAAGAACTTTGATCTTAGCACACTTGACGATGAATTTAATTTAGAGATGATGTTTGAGGATGAAAATGAACCACAACCAGTGGTTAAAGAGATTGAGAATCTCATTGCTGAGGATGATACAGAAGATGCGAAGGTGAGTGACAACAACTAATGTTAACAGAGGGTAAAGTTTTGACGGATTACGAATGTCAGGATGCAAGAGAGAAGAAACAATGTAGGAAAATTGCTAAAAAATTGATCAAAGTTGCAAAGAAGAATCCTTCATGGTATACTCAGGAGGATGTTCAGTATGCTAAACTGATCAAAAGAGTTAACAAGAAAAAACCAGAATGACTGTTATAGGAGTCGCCCTATTTGGACTTGCTTCATTCGCATTAGCGGGTGCAGCATTTGCTCTAATGTGGAAGAATCTATCAGACATTAACAAACCGATTAAGGTCTATGTCAACGATCAGGATATTAATCACCCGAACCCATTAAGTTCGAGTAATCATCCAGAAGTAGCAGAGATTGAGACGGATGAAGAATTACTGGTTGTAAACTTCCCTACTCCTGAGACTCGTGATGATCTCACACAATCCTTACAGGATCGTATTGAAGAACTTAACGAGGATGGATGGGAAGATGATGATGACTCAGATGATGATGGCGATGTACCTGCCATAGTGCGGAGATGATTATGGATTCTTTTACCATTGAATTAAAAATAGGTGATAAGATTGACGTTGGTAAGTTTAGAAACGTCAGAACTACTATCACAGATATAAGTCTAGATGACCACGGTCAACCAGTAGTCCATACGGATAAAGGTGAGCGTAAAGCATTGGCATTTAGAGTTAGAAAGTTAGATGTATGAATGAGAAGTTCATTGAAAATAACTATCTAATTGTTCCTAACTTTATATCGAGTGAGAGAGCAGAGTCACTGGCATGTGACTTTAAAGATTATGCTAACAATTTTGATATCAAGAATGATGCTCAAGTTGATAAATGTCTTGGTAAGTATGATTATATCTCATTCGTAGAGTTATTATGTGAGAAGAATGTGCAGGTATCTCAACTGGTTGGTGAGACTGTGCTACCAACTTATACTTACGCAAGGATATATGAGAAGGGTGCTGTATTAACACCTCATGTTGATAAAGAAGAGTGTGAGATCTCTTTAACTGTTAACCTTGAGTGTGATGTCCCTTGGTCAATATGGATACAGACACCCAAAGGTGAGAAGAGAGAGGTTGAATTAAATCCAGGTGATGCCATGATATATTTTGGTATGACTGCACCACACTGGAGAGAAGAGTTTAATGGTAACATATGTACTCAGGTGTTCATGCACTATGTAAGGAGTAGAGGTCAGTATGCTACATTCTATTTTAATAAGGAACGTAAGGTTGTGAATGATCCAATAAAACCAAAGATTGAACCAGCAAATGTTATTATTGATGATTCATTTAATGAACCAAAGAGCAAGAATAGTCTCGACGAGTATATCCGAGTGTATGATAATATACTAACCGAGGAAGAGTGTAATAAGATATTAGCAGAGTATAAGGATTGTAGTGACTGGTATCAAGCAAAGGTTGGTGATGGTGTAGAGAAGAATCATGTTAGGAATTGTGAGATAGTACATATATCAACCAATGATATAGTCAACAAGAATTATGATAGGAGGAAGGAGATAGACAACATAGTTTTTAGTAAAGCAGGTGCTGCGGCACAAAAATATATTGAAGAGTTCCCTATGTGTACTATTACTACTGATAGTGGATATGATCTCTTGAGATATCATGCAGGAGGATTCTATACCATTCATACAGATAACTATGCAAAGAGTCCAAGGACAGTAGCAATGTCATTGATGTTGACTGATGATTATACTGGTGGAGAGTTTGCATTTTTTAATCGGGAGCATATTATTAAACCATCTAAGGGTTCAGCAGTGATCTTCCCTGCCAACTTTATGTACCCCCATGAGATCATGCCAGTCCTTGATAATACTAGATATAGTATCATAACTTGGTTCACATAATATAAAGCAATCGTTAAGAGTTGACAATTGTGATATATACAGTATAATATGTGTTTAAACCAACACTTTTGTATCGTATGGCACTTTCTGAACAGGTGATCGAGTCTCTTTTAGAAGCAGAGTCTAATCTTCGTAATGCTTTAGCATTTGCTGCTCGTAATGAGCGACCTATGATTTGTAGAGAGATCTCAAAGATGATCTCATCCATTGATACAATACAGAGTGCTGATGGTATATTGGACGCATTAGAGAACCGTGAACAAGGATCGAGTGGTTCATATGGTTCATTCTTCAACCCAGACACCGAGGACTAAAACAATGATCGCCCTAGACCAAACCTATGAATCTTATCTTAAGGGAGATAAGAAGTTCCGCATTGATGGCATTGAGGAACGAGTAAGAGGATATGGATGGCATTGTGATGGTAATGAACTGAAGGGTCATTATGTTAACACAACCAACTACAAACTCATCTATGATATGGAAGGTAAGTTTGTATGTAAAGAAAAGATCTCACACTTGGTAAGTATATAATGAGTGGTGACTTACAACATTGTCTGGATGACGAACCAATCCTCTTTTATGATAAAGAGATGACAGTTACAAAACTAATTGTCTTGAAGCATAAAGGAGTTGAGTTTGATATGTATAAAAAGGTAATGAAAAAAATACATAAAGACACGACTATATAATATAGCATTTGGTAACGTGAATGGATGATGATCTACTTCGGTTGTATGAAGAAGGAATTAAGACGTTAGATGATATTAAGGTAGATTATGCTGCTAGGTTGTCAGCAAGGCAGTATCAACCAGATGAAGTTCTATTAAAGACAGGACTTCTCTGTATTAAACTGACAGAGAATTATTTTGCAGAGCAAACATATATTGCAGATAAAGAAGAAGATCCTGTTAAGAAGAAGTTTAAGAAGAGAGAATTAGATAATAATTATAACATAGGATCATTTGTTATTGATGATAACAATAGAAAATATTATAGAGTCTTGCAGTTGACTGATGATGACGACTGTAAGACTCATTGTTTTGTAGGGATGACTGATGGTGTAGTATATAAACCACGGTCACAGACAGCAGCAAATAAGAAGGTAACATGGGATCTCAATGAATGTTTAAAACTTGCTGATTGGAGAGGATTCTACCTTAATCCAGATCCGAAGAACAATATGCCACTATAACAATCTGCACACTCTGTATGTACTAGGATTGTATTTGCATGTATAATAAGGAGGTACTCAAGGGAACTGACTTATGACTTTAACACCAGTTAAATTTGATTCTCCATCTTACGACAAGTACGAAGATGTAAAGAATAAAACTATTCAAGAGAGAGTTCTTGAATGGACTAATGATTTATGTACAGCACTTGAAGAAGACTACAAAACTTATACTATGAGAGGTTGTCTTCATCAACCTAGTGTATATGGTAATACTAGACTTGAGCAAATCAAGGAAGGTACTTGGAAGGGAATGAAGTTCTCCTACACTGTTGGTAAGAAGTATATCAAAATCGTTCAAGAAGACTGGAACGATAGAGATAACTGTTATGATAGTGGTGGCGTTCATGCATTTGTTGACAAAAACACTGGTGAAGTTTATAAAGCAGCATCTTGGAGAGCACCTGCAAAGCATGTTAGATATGACTTACGCATCATTCAAGAGCGTCAAGCATGTTATAACAGAGCGGATTGGGCAGGTGGATACCTTTATATGAGATAATCATGCCTCTATTACTAATCATTCTCGGTTCATCATCAATTGGTGTTGCCCTCGCACTTTACATCCTTCGCAAATACGATCCTCATGCCTAAGAAACTCTTCAAACCACAAACATTCAACTGTCCTCTCACTGAGGGTCAAATCAGTACTATTCTCTATGTCCTTGAAGGATATGTTCAAGGCAATGATGATGAAGCACTTTGTAATGAAGTTGATGACATCTTTGAAGTACTTGAGAATATAGTACCTGCAAGGTACTATGACAATCCTGCTGATGAACCAGACTGGACTAACAATCTTAAACCACCATTCACAACAGCAGAATACAATAAGATCAAAGAATCTGTTGAACTTGAGAATGTGACAGATGAATGGTATGATGAGGAGGGTAATCTTAAGCATGAGTAATGTAAATCGTTACACAAGAGCAGGACAAGATGGTAAATGGATCACTTGTCCTAAATGCTCTCAAACTGCTAAAGTATATCACTTTAGTTGGTCTGCACTCACATGTCAGTGTTGCAGGGAATCAGTAGACAAATCACAATGGGAGGTTTATGCAGCATGAGTGAATCATTAGATAGAATTGCTAGTAGTCTTGAGAAGATTGCTACTCTTATTGAAGAGAGATCTATCCACATTACCATTGATCATGGTCATATTGAGCATATAGATCATTTGGATCACATTGATGCTATTGATCATGCTAATATAGATGAGATACATGGTGATGTAATTACACACCCTAAAAAGTTTTAATCATGGCAACTTGGAGCGCAAAATGTTATCTTGGAACCAAAGGAGGTTATCAAAACCTTCAGGTTGATGCTGCAACATTTAATGGTGCTGCACAACAGTTTGAGAGAGTATATGGTTCCCAACAAACTATCAACATTCGTCGTGTTAGTGACGATTCTACCTCAGGAGGTTTTGACATGGGTGCATTAGAAGGCATCACTTCATTCTTATTCTGGATTGGTGCGTTCCTTGTGTACATGTATTGGCAGTACATCGTTGGAATAGCATTGATCT